AACAATAAATACTCTTGACTTATCACAAAACTTAGAGTAAATCAATGGATAAAGACGAATTCGATAGACAATGCCTGCAAAGGCTTGATACTGCTATTGACAAGTTAACAACTGTAAGTAATGAGATTAAGCAAGTATTAATTGTGCATGAAACTAAACTTGAGCAACAAGACAGATTCAATCAGCAGTATCGAGATGATGTTAATAACCTTCACAGAAGGATTGGAGAGCTCAGAGACGAAATGGTCAAGAGGCTATCCGATCTGGAAAAGTGGAGATGGATTATGATAGGTGGCGCCATAGTAGTTGGCTCTGTGATTGGTAATAGTAAACTTATGACAATTTTTATGGGATAGGAGTTGATATGGCTGAAATTAGTCAAGATCTAGGAACTCAAGGTAACCACAAACCAGAATGGCTTTTTGAGGAATTTTGTGACATTGATGTAGAAAGAATGTCAAGAGAGTTCAAATATATGTATGAGGAGTTGCCATGGCTCAATTGGGTTGATAGTGATGACTCAGACAGCGAAGTAGCTTTGGCGTGGAAAGAAACTACATTAATGAGGGATGGACAGAAAAGATATCCTGGTGCAACAAGAGGTAAGAGAGCCAGGTTGAGAGAAGCTCCGTGGGAACTTATTAAGGATAGTTATTTCCAAGAATTAAAACAACAATATAGGCTGATTGGTGGCACGTATACTATGATGGACCCCAGAAGCTCATATGGTTGGCACACTGACAAATGTATTGGGTTTCAGATACCAGTTATAAACAATGATGATTGCGCATTTGTTTTTTGTCTCGATGGAGGAAGATCATATACTTTCTTTCCAAAGCCTGGTAAAGCATATCTTGTAAACAATATGATTAAACATACCTTCATTAATGGAGGAGATACAGATAGATATTATTGTTTGCAGGTTATTAACCCAAAAAATCTATTAGACAAAGATTATAGGTGGTATACAAAACACTCTGGGTTTGAATATAGAGATTTTGTGTTGTCCAGGGATTATGTCTAAGGTATAAACTATAATACTTTGACTTTTTTGGTATGTTATGATCTTTATCGACAACAAATATGCACTATTGCTATCTAATCGTTTTCGGAATTTCAAGACGAAGAATTCCGTGTATAACTTCTCTTGTCCTTACTGTGGTGACAGTAACAGGAATAAGTTCAAGGCTAGGGGCTACCTTATAGAGAAGCAAGGCAAACTGATGTTTTACTGCCACAACTGCAGTATTAGCAAAGGCTTCGATGGGTTTCTATACGACCAAGATCAGAATTTGTATAGACAATATAAATTAGAAAAATTAGCAGATTCTGGTCAAACTTCATATGTAGAAGAGATAAGTAAAGATACGCCTAAAATTACTACGCAAGCATTTCCAGGATATAGGAGAGCTGGTAGTCCTCTTAGGAAGTTGAAATCAGTTTCGCAATTGGCTCATGACCATCCGGTCAAGCAGTATATACTTGATAGGTCTATTCCTAACGAGTATCATTACAAGCTGTTCTATTGTCCTAAGTTTTATGCTTGGACAAATTTATTATTGCCAGGTAAGTTCGAAAAGGTAGAGAAAGATGAACCAAGACTTATTATTCCATTCGTCGATCATAAACAGAACTTCTTTGGCTACCAAGGTAGAGCACTATCAAGCAAAAGCAATCTTAGATACATTACAATTATGCTCGATGAGCGTAAACCAAAGATATATGGGTTAGATACAATAGATGATAGCAAAACTGTCTATGTTGTGGAAGGTCCTATTGATAGTATGTTTGTGGGTAATTGTGTCGCAATGGCTGGTTCCGACACCAATCTTGATTTCGACGACGTGGTGATGGTATATGATAATGAACCAAGGAATGCAGAGATTATTAAAAAGATTGAGAAGAGTATTGATATGGGTAGAAAGGTCGTTGTCTGGCCTTCGAAAATACACGAGAAAGACATTAACGATATGATCATGACAGGAATGTCAAGAGCAGACCTAAAGTTAATTATTGATCAAAACACACACAAAGGACTCAGTGCTAAGATGGCATTGAGTGTATGGAGGAAAGTATGACGTTAGTAAGTACTTTTTGGGGTGACGACGACAGAAGAGCTGAAGTACATAAGAACAAGCTAGGTTTCTTTGTTAATATGTTTATAAAAGATGTGTTTCATGAAACTAGACCTCTGTACGATCATTCAGAAAGCTATGCAGAAGATTGTGCTGAAAATTTTGTAATGAAATGGGGAGAATGGTACCACGATGCAAAGAGTTAAGTTAATTAGCAGCAGTAAAGCACCAGATCATCATTATCTGATATCAGGTATTAAGCTAACCACGCTACAAGATCAAGTAGCGTATTGTGCTCGTGTATCTAATCCATCCAACCAAGCTAACTCTGAAACTTCAGAGAAACTTATACGATACCTTGCAAAACATAAGCATTGGTCACCATTCGAAATGGTCTCAATATGTCTTGAAATTGAAACTACAAGAGACATTGCTAGACAAATTCTTAGACATCGTTCATTTTCTTTTCAAGAGTTTAGTCAAAGGTATGCAGATCCGACTAAGGATATGGAATATGAAATTCGTGAAGCTCGTCTACAAGATACTAAAAACAGACAGAATAGTATTGAAAATGAAGATATGGAACTAGAAGATCAGTGGACTAGTAAACAATTTGCTGTATTAGAAACAGCTAAATTTGCATACGACTGGGCGATTGAACATGGTATTGCAAAGGAACAAGCCAGAGCTGTATTGCCAGAAGGTATTACTAAATCAGTATTATACATGAATGGAACCTTGCGTTCTTGGATGCACTATATACAATTACGATCAGCAAATGGAACACAAAAAGAGCATAGGGAAATTGCCCTTATGTGCGCAAAAGCTATTGAACCAGAGTTTCCAATGATTATGGAATATGTTACTGATGAGTGAATTTATAGTAACAGTAAAAGATTTTTTAAGTGAAGAATTATGCAAAGATCTAGTTGATCTATTTGAAAATAACAAAGATAATCATGAACGATATGAAGATAAACCGAGGTTTACTCAACTAGTTATACCACAAGGAGATTTACATAAACAAGTAATTGACCAAACTATTCAAGCGGTAGAATTATATGCTGAAAAAGTATCATTATTTAGAGATGTATTAAATAATTGTTCTGGTGTAGAGAATCCACGAATCAAAAAATATGATGCGGAACAAGGTGATTGGTTCGAAAAGCATGTAGATGTTAATAGTCATTCATCAGCGATTCGAGCGCTTGGAATATTTTGGTATCTCAATGAGCCAGATGGCGGAAGTACCAGATTTAAACATAATAGATTTGATGAAGTTATACAAGCAACAACAGGTAAGTGTGTAATGTTTCCACCTATGTGGATGTTCCCTCACGAAGGGACCAAATTGTTTAAGGGAACCAAATACTTACTATCCACATATATGCATTACAAGAACGAGTAGGAGACATTAATGGAAGCACACGGAATTACTATAGATCCTAACAGAGACAGTTTATTTGATCAGCTGGGTATCAAACGATTAAAAGAATCGTACATGATGGATGGCGAGACCAGTCCACAAGAGCGATTTGCGTATGTCTCTAAGGCATTTGGTAGTAATCCCGATCATGCACAAAGGTTGTATGAGTATAGCTCTAAACATTGGTTGAGCTATTCGACTCCTGTTCTTTCATATGGACGGTCTAAGCGTGGTCTTCCTATCTCTTGTTATTTAAATTATATAAATGATACAGCTGAAGGTCTAGTTGAGAACCTATCAGAAACAAATTGGTTATCTATGATGGGAGGTGGTGTTGGTATCGGTTTTGGTATTCGCTCTGCTGATGACAAGTCTACTGGGGTTATGCCTCATCTTAAAATGTATGATGCCAGCTCTTTGGCTTATCGTCAAGGTCGTACTCGTAGGGGCAGTTATGCTGCATATCTTAATATTGATCATCCTGATATACTTCTATTTCTCGAAATGCGAAAGCCAACAGGTGACCAAAACTTCCGCTGTCTTAACATGCACCACGGGATCAATATAACCGACGACTTTATGAGAATCATTGAAAGCTGCATGACAGATCCTAATGCAGTAGACTCATGGGAATTAAAAGATCCACACACAGGCGAAGTTAGAGAAACTGTGTCCGCTATTGATCTATGGCAACGTATTATAGAGATGAGGATGCAAACGGGTGAACCCTATCTACACTTCATTGATACGTCAAATAAACACCTACCACAGTGGTTAAAGGATCAAGGATTAACAGTAAATCAATCTAACTTATGTTCGGAAATTATTCTACCAACAAACGGAGACAGAACAGCTGTTTGTTGCTTATCAAGTTTGAATCTCGAGTACTATGATGAGTGGTCACAAGATCCTCAGTTCTTACATGATGTACTAGAGATGTTAGATAATGTACTACAGACATTTATTAATCACGCACCAGATGCAATTTCACGTGCCCGATATAGTGCCATGAGAGAAAGATCTGTTGGAGTTGGTGCGCTAGGTTTCCATGCATACCTACAAAAAAGGAACCTGCCATGGGAATCAGCTATTGCGAAGTCACGCAATAAAATCATCTTTAAACATATTAGGGAAGGTTTGGACAATGCAAACCGAGAGCTGGCTAAGGTACGTGGGGAAGCTCCTGACGCACAAGGGTATGGAGTGCGTTGTAGTCATGTTATCGCTGTTGCTCCTAATGCGTCATCGTCTATCATCATGGGCAATACGAGTCCTTCGATTGAACCATGGAGAGCGAACGCATACAGGCAAGACACGATCAGCGGGTCGTACCTCAACAAAAATAAATTTTTAGATATTCTATTGAAGAAAAAATGTGATGAAGATCCAAGTTTAGATTATGATAAGATATGGTCTACGATCATAGCTAATGATGGATCAGTACAACATCTGAAATGTCTTAATGATTATGAGAAGGATGTCTATAAAACAGCTATGGAGATAGATCAACGTTGGGTGATTGAACATGCTTCAGATCGACAAGAATATATAGATCAGGCACAATCACTCAACGTTTTCTTTCGTCCAAATGCCAATATAAAGTATTTGCATGCCATTCACTTCATGGCGTGGAAACAAGGCTTGAAGACAATGTATTATTGTAGAAGCGAGAAGATCGGAAAGGCTGATAAGGTATCGAAACAAATTGAACGAGAAATTATTAAGCAATTAGATATGGTTCAAATTGCGCAAGGTGAGGAGTGTTTGGCATGCGAAGGATAATATCACGGAGGCAGTATGTCACATTTCGAAAGAGCACACGAGATGGCTCAGCTTGCACAAGCAGCATATCTCGATCAAGAAGCAAAGACTGTCTTTGCTAAGTTTGGATATAACAATCACAAATTTTTTGAAGACGATGGAGCTCAATGTCATATAGGATGGAATCAGAACACTGTGGTCATAGCATTTAGAGGAACAGAACCCAAAGAGATCTCTGATCTTGCAGCTGATCTTAATGCATTTCCAAGACCATCTGTAATTGGTGGATTGGTTCACATGGGGTTCCAGAGAGAGTTAGAGAAGTTGTGGGATGAGATTACAGATTGGATGAGAAATCTGTACGACCCATCTAAACATGACTTATTCATTTGTGGTCACTCGTTAGGGGGAGCAATGGCTACTATATGTGCAGCTAGACTAAAACAATCTGTAGATGGATTGTATACGTTTGGTTCACCTAGAGTAGGGACAAGAAAATTCCTTAATAATTGTGGTGAAGTAAAACATTATAGGTTTGTAAACAACAATGATGTAGTACCAACAGTACCACCTTCGTTCTTATTCTACAAACATCATGGTGAACTATGTTATATCAATGCCAGAGGTCAGTACAGAAAGATGACTACATGGCAGAGAATAAAAGATAAGTGGAGAGGAAGAGTAGCCTCTTGGAAAAAGTTTAAATTATTTGATGGTTTTGGCGATCATTCAATGGTCAACTATGTCAATGGTACCAAAATAGATGATAGGAACTATTGATATGTGGGAAATGATCGACAGAATGTTCGGAGACACATTGTGGATCTGGACAGCTATATTAGGTTCTTTGGTAGGTGCTGCGTTCTTGGCATACTTCAAAGATACCAAAGCGGGTCTATGGGCTTATGCACAATTGGATAAGTTCTTAGACACTCTGGTTGCTAAATTCGGATGGACTTGGCTCGAGCAACCAGAAGATTCTTGGAGAAAGAAGTATCCAAAAATCACCAAAAAAATTGACGAGCTTGAGTCCAGAATCAAGGAGTTAGAAAAAAATGTCTAAGCGTAACAAAATCATTGCAGCTATAATTGTGATTGTAGCAGTAGGTTTGTATCTCGGAAGAGGTGCAATTCTAGGCACTCTTACAGTTGAAGCTCCAACACTGGAGAACAATGATGGATCTGCATCATCTGCTGCAACACCAACCGCTCCAGCACCAGCTGCCCCAGCAGCTCCTGCTCCTGCTCCAGTAGCTCCTGTAGCTGCTCCCGCACCAGCTGCCCCAGCAGCTCCTGCTACAGCTGAGGAAAAGAAATGAGCTGGTTAAAAGATCGTGTAAAAGAACGTACGTCCTGGGACGGAATTGCGTTGATCGCAGCTGGAGGAGCGTTTATTATTCTAGGCCCTCTAGCTAAATTCGTAGCCTATGGTGCCATCGTGTATGGTGCATGGACACTCTGGAAAAAGGAAAAGTAATGAGTAAATTGAAGCTACAAGACTCTCGAGATTATTTTAAACCGTTTCATTACCCTTGGGCATATGACGCGTGGCTGAAGCATGAGCAGTCTCACTGGCTTCATACAGAAGTACCGATGCTGGAAGATGTTAAGGATTGGAAGACTCGACTGACAACAGAAGAGAAATACTTTCTTACAAACATCTTCCGGTTCTTTACACAATCGGATATTGACGTGGCAGGTGGGTATGTTAAAAACTACCTGCCACAATTTCCTCAACCAGAAGTACGTATGATGCTTACTGGTTTCGCTGCTCGTGAAGCTCTTCACATTGCAGCATACTCACATCTTATTGAGTCACTAGGTATGCCTGACTCAACATATAACGAATTCTTAGAGTACGATGCTATGAGAGAAAAGCATGAGTACTTCCTTAATAAAGTAGACAACGGAGCTCCTCTACCAGTTAAGATGGCAGCTATTAGTGCATTTACTGAAGGACTTGCGTTGTTCTCTTCATTCATTATGCTACTGAACTTCCCTCGTCATGGTAAGATGAAGGGTATGGGACAGATAGTAACTTGGTCTATTGTAGATGAGACTCAGCATGCTGAAGGGATCATCAAGCTATTCAGAACATATGTTGAAGAGAATCTAGAGATATGGAACGATGAGACAAAGTCAGAGATTTATACTATCGCAGAGAAGATGGTAGAGCTAGAAGATAAGTTTGTAGACCTAGCATTTAAGATGGGTAAAGTAGAAGGTTTGCGTGATTATGAGGTCAAAGAGTATATTAGATATATAGCAGATAGACGGTTAATAAGTTTGGGTATGAGGGGAATCTTTAAGGTCAAGAAGAACCCATTACCATGGGTTGAAGAAATGATCAATGCTCCTACGCACACTAACTTTTTTGAGAACCGTGCAACCGATTACGCAAAAGGAGCTCTCACAGGTGACTGGTCAGACGTCTGGGCTTAACAATCTTCATAAGTATATTAAATATGATAGAGATAGTCTTATTCAAGATTATAAACTAGCCAAAAGACTATACAAACCGTCTACTGATGAAAAACAAATTCCAGCTATAGTAGGAATGTATGGTTGGAATCTTTTTAATGACTTTACAAAGAAGTATAATCTAGAAAAATATTGTGAGGATGGTAACAGATTACCTATATATCGGAGATTTGATAAAGATGATCAAACACCAGACCAATCGGATTCTACTTGGGTAGGTATTGTAGTTGAAGGACATCAAGGATCTGATAGAGTTCTGTTGAAACAATATTATGATATTCCATATGAAAAAGCAAAAAGTATTATACTAGGAGGTTAAATGGACGAAGAAGAAGGTTACGTATGCACCAAGTGTGATGCAGAATTTGATATTACTACATTTGAGTATCCCAGTAAAGGAAACGATGAAGTATGGTTTTGTCCTTTTTGTGGCTCAGAATTAGAGGATGAAGACGATGATGAAGATGACTACGATGATGACTGGGAAAACAAATACGATTAATTTTGCTGGTATAGATTACAGTACAACTAGTCCTTCGATCTGTATAAAGGTTGAAGACAATTATGACGTTCACTTCCTAACACAAAAAAAGACTCTTGCAGAAGAATATTGGCACGAGCCATTCTTGTTCTTCGGTAGATATCTTCCAGAACTATATGGTATTCAGAGATATAATTATATCTGTAGATGGGCTATGGACATAATTAAAAGTTATGATGTCGAGTGTGTATTCATGGAAGACTATGCGTTCGGAGCTCAAGGTAGAGTTTTTCATATTGGAGAAAACACAGGCATTCTTAAACAATCTCTGTACCGAAGAGACATACCTTACTACACAATTCCGCCTACAGTAATTAAAAAGTATGCTACTGGCAAAGGTAATGCTAATAAGAAAAAGATGCTTGACCATTTTTTGACTTATACTGGAGTAGATGTTCAACAGGTGATGAGCTACACTGGTGACAATCCTATTAGTGATATTGTAGATAGTTTCTATATATTAGAGTGGGGTTTAAATAATCTTGACGAAGTGGATTGTCCTATCATACAGGAGAGATTTAATGATAAAGAATATATTACTGCTTGATGAGTTTATAGAATATGATATATCTGAATTAAGATTGCAATGCAAACAAATAACAGAAAATAATGAAGGTGTACAATTGTGGTCTAAGTATGGTGGTACAGTTAGATATGATTTAGCTGGACATCCGTATGGTCCTTGTCAAGATTTGTTCAAAAGATTAGATCTTAAATATGGATTGCCAGAGCAGCACAGGTTGCCTGCTATTCATGTATTTCCTGGTGAAAGTAAACTTCCTATTCACAGAGATCCTGACTCTCATGCATGGATTGCTGTAGTAATAGAGGGAGATCAGTCTATAGGTTTTTATAATGAAGAAAAGCAATTATTGGAATCAGTAAAATACAAAATAGCATTAACTAATTCTAAAATGCCACATCAAGCTATTGGAGACGGTAGAGAAAGAATTCTACTTCGTAAAGCATATCTTGAGACTCCTTACGAAACATTAGTCCAATGTTTTAACTGAGTACGCTCTCCTCTAAAGTCAATCATACCTAATACAGATTTAACAAAAAGATTAAGTTTTCTCTCATTATTATTAGCTTTATGCCATATGATTCTACTTTTAGTGAACTCAGTAGAACCTTCAATCACATCTTGATTTGTGTGGTACTCAATTGGTATGTTAAGTTTAGATACATACGAAGCCTTCTCAATATCTTTAAACAATTTAATGTAATCATAATTTAATTTAATAGTTCTTCCTTGTGTAGGATTATAATCAAGATCGAGCATAATGTTCTTTTGATATTCTACTAGATCGTCATCTCCAACGAACTGGTTTACTAATCTATAGAATTCTTCCTTGTTGTTAAGGAGATATAGAAACAACACATCTTCTGGCTCAACTCTGACCATCTTATCGTCAAAGATAAATCGTACATGAGTTTTACCATCTCCATGATCTAACAATTCTCTTAGATAATTCGAATATTGATCATTGAAGTGTTTACCTAAAGATTCAGAAATGTAGTCAATCAATCCTCTATAGAAGACGTTATAAGGTACACCCTCTATAAATCGCTTATACATAGCAATTTGACGTACCAAAGCAAAGTTATGTAATGCTTGGAGCCATCTAGTTTCTACGTTCATCGTCACCCAATCATCTTCTGAAAACGTAGAGGTAGATACAATAATATCAGAAACTCTATCAATTAATTCATTGGGATCTGTAAGTAGTCTGGACTGATCGTATATTACTTTTTTAGTCTTTATTTGCCATAATTGTTTGTACGATGGTTCAGATGCTGGAGCATTAGGAAGTAGATTATACCAGTACACTTTTAGCTCACTGTGGAATCCCCATTCAAATGTTTCACAGAGTGAATCAAACCACTTGT